ATGTGTCATCAGTTGTCGTCCACTCCTTATCTGCTCTCGGCCGCGGCTTTCATGCCGAGGCTTTTTTCCATGTCCTCCAGCGCCACTCCCTTGGTCTCGGGGAAGACCAGCAGGACCACGAAAAACTGTACCACCATCATGACCGAGAAGAAAGCAAACGGGGCCGGTCCGGATATGGCGGCCACGGCCGGAAAAACGCCGGAAATAATCGCGTTCATGATCCAGTGCGTGAAACTGCCGAGACTTTGCCCCTTGGCCCGGACCAGGTTGGGGAACACTTCGCTCAGGTAGTGGTCGAAGTACCGACGCACCTGTAGCTCCGCGATCCGCTCGACTTCCTCAGTCTGCTGTTCCGACAGTGCCATTATTCCTCTCCTCCCCCCGCCTCTTTGCGAAGCTGGGCCAAAGTCTTCCGTGTCCGCCGCCCCGTGTTGTATTCCCCCAGGGCCTCGCGGGCCGCTTCCAAGTCGCCGCTTCTCACGGCTTCAAGGGCCGCCTCGTTTGCCTTCTTCTTGTCCTCCCGCTCTCCGCTGTCCATGGGCGGATAGTCGAGGTCACGGAACGTCAACGGCTTCCGCCGCTTCGCGCCTGTGGGGGTCTCCTTCAGGCTCTCGTTATAGACGTTCATCAGCGAGCGAGCGGTTGCGGTGTCGCCTGAATTCTTGGCCGCCGCCGCCTGTGTGTGCAGCTTGCGGAGCCTGCTGTTGTAGTCCTGCCTCGCCTCCTGTTCGTTCAGCGTGGCACCGTGACCGAGGCGGTAGTATCCGAAGTCCCCGAAGCCGGGGGTGTACTGCAAGGTTTCCCCGTGGCCCTGGCCCGTCGCGTCCCGCCACACGGCCTTGAAGATTCCCGCCGGCGGAGCGATGATCTTCATCAGACCCTCTACCGGGTCTTCCCAAAGACCCTTGCCCAAGAACTTGTTGACCCCGATAATGCCCAACACCGCGTCAATCGCCCGATCGGGAATCTGGTCTATCGAGATACGCTTGCCCCTGATCCAATCACGGAGAAGGTCTACGCCGAAGTTAGCCGCCCCGACGATCGCTGTGAACCGGGCGAGGTTGCGGACGCCTTCCACCCGCTGTCCCGGCGTCGCCATCTTCCGAAACGTTTCATTGCGGAAGTAGTTGAACTGCCGGAGCGTGAACGACTTCAGGGTATACAACAGCCGGCCGTTCCGCATGTCGAGATACTGTTTGGGCATCTCCGTAAGCGTCATAGGTTGGACTTTGCAGATGTCCACGTTGAGCATGTAGCGGACATCCTCGGAGCGGAAGTCGCCCTTTGCCAGATCGGCCATCGTTTCCTTGAACCGCTCCGCACCCAGAACCGGCTCCCAATCCCGGCGGATTTTGGCGTATCTGCTGCCCTCCGGGTGCTTCGCCGCGTTCTGGAAGTCCATCCTCGCGGCGTTGATGAACGTCTCCTTGCCGAGACGATCGATGCGGGTGAATCCGACGGCCTTCAAACCGCGATCCAATGTCTTTGCGAGCCGACCGACATCCTTGAATTCTTCGCCGTGCCCGTGGAATCCTAGCTCCTCCGTGTAAATCTTCTGGTCTCGCGGCCCGAACAAAGCCTTCGCCGTATTCCCTATTCCGTGTGCGTAAGCGGAGATTCCCACGTCCTTGATCTGGGCGAGGGCGCTGGTTACGCGGACCAGCGACGTGAGCAGGATACTCTGCTTGGCCGCCCTGAACCCCGGCGTCATGCCCAGCATCTCGCCGGTGAGCCGGGACCGCAGCAGTCCGTTCACTTCCCGCTGGGCCTCCGGGTCCATGCGCCCGGCGGCGATCTCCTCCGTGATGATCCGGCCCACCGAATCCTTTAGGTTCGCGGGATCGTGGTTCTTGCCGAGGAACTTCGCTCGCTCCGTCGCGGCGATCATCTCATTGTTGTACCGCAGCAGACTGTCGAACGGATCAGCGTACAGCGGAAGCATCTCCTTCGTGATCAGGTCGATCTTACGTTCCTTCTGAAACGTAAGCCCCGACTCGCCGGCTTTGCGCGGGCCGCGGCCTTCCATGTATGTGACTGCAACTTGGTACTTCTCGCTGTCGCGGAGGGGCCGCCCCAACGATTCCTCGGCGACTTTCCACGCTTCCTCGAACACCCCCATATTGTTGCCCAGCAGCTTCCTCAACGACTCGTAATCCCTGGCCCGGCGGTGCCAGTAGTTCTCGCCCAAATCACCGACCTTCACGCCTGCGGCTTTCGCTTCGTTGATCCTGTCTCGGAAACTCGCATACGCGGCATCCAAGTCCGCCCGGTGCCCAGGGCCGACGAGTCTGTCGGCGGCAGCCCGGTCCATGTTGTAGAGAGCGAGGGCGAGTTCCTGGTACTTCTGCGACTTCTTCCCCCCTACGGCGTCATAGAGATTCTGTACGTGCTCCGCCAGACTCTTAGCTACCTCTTGCTGGCGAACACCCGTCTGAAAGTCCATTCGCTTCATGCGGTCGAAGACGCTGGGGGCGATCTCGTACATCCGGTCGCCGATACCCGTAACCCAATCCTCGAAGCCCTCGAACCGACGACGGGGATACTTGTTGTACGTCCCCATGATTGGGGGCGACTTGTAGGCAGTCTCATGCACGCCCTTCAGGTCAGCCTTCAAGCCCTCCAGCCCATCGCTCGGCGTAGTGGCTCGCACGTTCTCCGCTACCTCCAGCACGCGGGGATCAAGGTTGCCCTTCACGTCCGCCCGTTCAAGTCCTAGCTTGCTTTCCTCCAAGGGGGCGGCTTTGCCTGCATCCTTCAGCCGCCGCTCCGCTTCCTCGCGTGTCGTGGCCTCCCCCATCGCTTTCTTCATGGCCAACTTCCGAGCCTTCATTTCGACGGACGCCCGGTTCTTCATGGCCTCGTACCCCTCGCCGCTGCCGGGCTTGTACTCAGCCACTCCACCTACGAGGAAATCGCTGACGCCGTGAACGATCTCATGCTTCCCGAATGCTTTTTCGATTCGATCCCGCACGATCTTCGCCCCCGCCGCGTCGGTATTAGGGAGCAGGATCGCGAATTCGTCGCCGCCATAGTGATAGGCGTCGCCGGCTCGCTTGCTGTCGCCGACGCGCGTCCCCCCTTCGACGGCCTGCATCACTCGACGTAGATAGTCGTCGCCGGCCTGTTCGCCGAGTTTGTCGTTGTACGTTTTCAGGTTCGCCGCGTCGAACACGATCATTGAATGCGGCTTTCCCGTTTCGTCGGAGTGCTTCTGTAGGGATTCCGACCCCTCTTGGAACAGCACGGCGTTCAACCCGCCCGTGACGTTGTTGCGGGAAAGTTTGTCGATACGGGCCTTAGCTTGTTGAGCCTCGATCGCTGTCAGCAAATGCGCGCGACCCTTGATGCCCTTCGTCTCGTAGCCGTTCGCTTCCGCCCAGTCTTTCAGGGCTTGATACTTCCACTTCCCGTGGTCTCCTGGCAGATCAGGGAGAACCTTACGTCGGCCTTCCGGCCCCGCAGGCTCGCCTGGCTGCGTGACTTGCACCTGATCCTGCTTGCCCTGGACGTGATCCCCGCCCTTCAGCAAACCCTTCTCGCGGGCGACTTGCTCGGCCCGCAGCACCTTTTCCGTCGGGGCGTCTTCGAGCGGAACCTTCTCGCCCTTCGACCATTCGCCGCTCAGGGTCTTGATCCCGAGGCCCTTCAGCCGCTCGACGGCGGCCTGCCGTGCGGGGTCGGGGATGTTGACCTGAGCCTCTGTCAAGTCTTTGACCGGCTTACTCTGCTTTAACGCCGCGCTTGTTTCTTCCCGGGTAAGGAACCTGCCGTCCTTGACAAAGCCGTCGATTAGCTGATCGAGCCGCGATTCGTCAGGGAATCCTTGGGCGTCCAAGTATTTGTCGGGAATGGCCTTGTCGTGCGTCTCCCCGGTGAAAATCTCTCCGGTGTTTTTGTCTTTCCATGCCGCCACGAACCCGTTATCCGACGCCCTGTCTTCCAAGGAGTGCGGTAATCCTGAATCGTCGAATCCGATCGCGTCGCCCACCGGTTTGGTGAAAAGCCCCGTTGGCTTTTCACCAAACCGGTGGGCGGTTTCAGCATCCGTTGAAACTCCTTCTAATTTTACTCCGGTCTCCCCCTCCACCCTCGCATCCCCGAGCCGCACGTCGCGGGCCGCGACCATGGTCTCGTTACTGGCGGCCCGCGCGTCCATCTCGCGCAGTATCTCTTTGGCCGTGCGAACCTTGTCTTCCCTGATCTTCTGGTTTCTCTCATTCACTCCGACAGCGTGGCCGACAGCGGTGAACAGCGGAGACGTTGCCACGGCTTCAACGACGCCCTGGCTCAGCTTGCGGGTCGGGTCGATGTTCTGGGCCAGCCAGTTATCAGCCAGCGTTTGACCGCCCGAGACCGCCGCGTCCTCGACGAGCTTCCTGCCGAACGCCTGCGACCCCCCGAAAATCTTGTTCTGAATCAGACCGACACCGGCTTGTACCGCCGCTCTCTCCGCCGCCGTCTTGATGTCATTCCAACCAGAGATAACCTTGCCTTCCTCGCGAAGCTGTTGGGTCTCCGCGCGGGAGCCGCCAAACCCTTCAACCGCGAACTCCGCTGTCATCGGGAGGGTGCCTGCGCCTTGAAGGATAGCCAGCTTGGCGAGGTTGCCGGTCATGTGCCCAGACCACCCTGACCAGCTTTTCGGGTCAACGCCTAGGCCCATTTCCGTTTCGCGCCGCAGATCGCGGGCTGTCTCCGGGGCCACGGTACTGAGCATCGCGTTGATGGGCTGGGCTGCCAAGGTGTCCACAGCGCCGACCGCGAAATTTGTCAGTCTCCCGCCCACCGTCTTATCGCGGGCCGCCAGCCGCTCTTGCCGAACTTCCGGGTAGAAGTCGTGGCTACTGAGATCACCGCGTCCGGCGGCTTGCTTATAGATGTCCTCAATCGCAAGCTGCTCGCCTGGCGACACCGGGGCCGCGCCGTTCTGAGCACGGATCGCGTTCTCATGCTCGATGTGAGCGGCGGCGAAATGCATGGCGGTGCCGGGGGTGATGCCGGTCTTCAGGAGCCCGGAATACGCCTCGGGCTCCATGCCCTCGAAGATGCGGCTCACGCCCGGAATCTGCTGCTCGGCCATCGGCACGTCCCGCCGGGCCGGGCGGCTGGCGATCGCCTGAGCGATGTCGCCGTATTCCGGGTACTTCTGAGACAGTCGCGTCGCGAGCGTCGTATCGTCCATGTCCGCATACTGCGGATACTCCACGCGGACACGCTGGAGACTCTGTTGTGCTTCTTCAAAGGTAGGCATGGTTTACCGGATACCGAGAGGATCGTTGTTCGCCGGAGCCGCCGTGCGGGTCTGCCCGTTCAGGGTAACAACACCAGCAGGAGCAGGGGTCGGAGACATCGCCGCGTCCGCGGCCACAAACTGATCGACCACGGCTTCACGCTGCTTCATCAGAGCGTCGAGTTGCCGCTTCGCTCTCCAGTACGCAATCAGGGACTCCATCAAGCCCGGATCGCCGCCCGACACGGGGTTGCCGCTCAGGAACGGCATCGCATCCTTGATGTTGCCCCAGAAGCCGAGCCCGCGAGTGGTGCCGCTAAGATCGGCGACTTGCGGGTTGAGCTTGGCGGAGCTTGCGTTCGGGTCCACGCCCGCGTCGCGAAGCGTCTTCTCGATGGCCTTCATCTGCTGCTGGACAGTGCCGATCTGATCGTCGAGATTGCTTTCCTGCTTGCTGAGCTTCGTACGAATGCCGACATTGCGGCGGTTGATTTCTGCGTCGATCGCGACTCGCAAATCCTGAGCGGAGAACTTGTCGTCATCCAACATCGGCTTGAACTGCACGTCGATACCGGGAACCCGCTTGGCGGCCTCGGTGAGGTACTGCGTCTTGGCTTCGCGGTTCTGCTGGATCGACTTGGACAGCTGCGCCTGCCGCATGGCGTCAGTTGTCACCGAATGCAGGGTGTTGATATCCGCCTTGGGATCAGCCGCAACCTGCTTAATCAGGTCCAACTGCGGCCCCGTGACTCCAGCGGCCTCGGCCTGCTGGGCGAGGGCCGCCTTCATCTTCTGGAGTGAGTCACCGACCCCATTGCCCGTGAAGTACAACGGCTGCTGCTGCTGCTGCTGCCTGTTCGCCTCGGCCTGCTGCCGCTGAAATTCCTCGGCCATCTGGAGCTTGCGTAGCTCCTGTTCGTTCTGGGCGGCGAACTCCGCCATACGCTCCCGGCGGTTCAATTCACTATTGAGGAACTGCATGTCCATCGCCCGCTGCCGATCCGCGTCAATGCTCGCCTGCTGGTTATAGGCCGCCGAGGCAGCCGCCTGGAGGGCCAGCCCCGCAGGACCGTACCGGATTTGAATAGGAACAGGTGCCGGCATTGATTACCTCCCAACGAGACCGCCGACGCTACTCTGCCCCGCTTGAGACGCCGCCAACTGCTGAATCAGTTGCATGTACAGGCCCATGTCCGGCCCCTGATTCTGGCGGGATAGGATCGAGTCCGCCATCAGGTTGCCGAGGTTGAAGTTCATTCCGGCCTGCTGCGTCAGCAGATTCGACTTCTGCCCGGCGATCTGGTCTCGCAGGAGCAGCCGCTTCTTGTCGGCGTCGAGGGACGCCCCACGGAGGGCATTCATGGCGAGGCTCGTGTTGCTCAGGCCGCGCGAGATCGCATCCTGCATCGCCTGCCCCGTCTGCGTCACCTGCTGGTCGGCGATGTCCTGCATGGCGGACTTGCCGTAGCCTTTCAACTGGCCGAACGCCTTGCGGAACAGCCCGCCCACGTCTGCCTTCGTCCGGTTCACGGACGCGAGCAGATTCTTGTACTGAGCAAGGCTGTCCTGATTCGACTTGTTGTAGGCGTCCATGAACTGACCGATCAGGTTGTTCACGTTTCCGCCGACTCCAGTCACCTTCATCGCGTACGGGTTAGTTACAATAGGGTCTTTGGACAAGCGGCCGACATGACCTCCGGCTCGTAATATATCAAACACGTCACCCGTTCCGCCTCCACCACTCTGCTGCTGTTGTCGTTGTGGCTGCTGCCCCTGCTCCTGCGGTAACGAGTAAAACGTAGGCCCGCTTGAAGGCTGTGCGCTCCCGCCGCCACCGGCCCACTCCGCCGCGTTGTCGATCGTTTCGGCCACGTTGTTCAAGATCGTGTCTATCCCCAGCATCGTTCATACTCCTTAACTCAGAAGTTCGATCAAAGCCCCCGTCATCGTCATCGAGCAACTGGCCTGCGCGAGATATCCCCAGACTGTCGGCACCCAGCCGGAAGTTGTGTCGAAACCTGTGATCGCGACCGCACCTAATTGCCGGCCGCCTGCAAAAGCATCCGCATCGACGGCGGCGTTAATCTCGCCGCTAGTCCCCACGGATCGGCACACGGCGATAAAGCTCGCACGCCACGGGAAGTTAGTCGCACCGCTGGCCGGGAGCAGCACTCCGCCCCCAAGACCGGCCGCATAGCTTCCTATGCGGAATTGCACGAACATGAATTGATTCGCGGCGGCGGGGCAGGAGTAAACCCCCCAAGCCGTTATCCGCACTGCTCGTCCGATCGCCCACCACGCCGAGGGGATCGAATTGCCGTTCCATCCGAAATCCGTGTACGTACTGACCGCCGTGATTGGCCCGTACGCTGTAGCGGCAGCGTCCAACACGCGGGTCCGATCCGCCCACGCAATGCCCGCCGCCGCAGAGGCCCGCGACTCCAAGACCTGTCCGTCTGATCCCGGAGCCAAAGTGGTGTTGATGGCCCCGTTGTTCGTGAGCAACTGGCCCTTGCCCGAGAAGACGCCAAGGTCGGCAAGGTATACCTTGTCCCAAGACAGCCCCGAGGCCGCCGTATCATACCGCCGAAGCAGCGTGCCGTCCGCACCGGCGGCGAGGACGATGTGGTCGGTGCCGTTGTGCGTGAGAAGCTGACCCTTCGCGGTGAGGGGCAGTCGCAGGCCGCCCGTGCCCGTGGTGATGCCGCCGCCGGCCAGCAAGGCGACCTTCGCCCCATTCGCGGACGTGGACAGGCTTGTACCGTCGAGCTTGATCTGAACGCCGCCAGCAGCGAGGGTCAAACCTCCCGTACTCAGGCATTGCACCTGGAGCCCCGTCGTGGAAGAAAGGAACAAGCCGCGAGAGGTATCCTGGAGGTAAATCCTCAAGCCGCCGTTTGACGCGTCGAACACCAATCCCGACGCTTTGGTTGTCGGACTGTAGAGCGTCACCCCCAACCCGCTCGTATCCAGGTGCATTCCCTCAGTCGTATTCGGCACGTCCGCGTTAAGCTTGGCGTGCGTAACGGCACCATCGGCAAGATCATTCGTGTTGATCGTGCCGTCGAGAACCTGTTGACCTTTAATATGCGTGACGCCCATCGGGGCTCCTACTTCATGTAATCCACAAGGATCACGTCGTCAGTCTGCGGAATGGCTCCGGTGAGGAACGTGATCGTGCCGCCGCTGATCGTGTAGTCGTTCCCGGCCCCCGATCGCATTCGCACGCCGTTCACGAACACACGCTCGGTGCCAGCGGTCGGCGTGTTCGCGAGCGTGAAGTTCGTATTGGAGCCGTCGATTGTTCCCGATGGCGTTTCGCCGATCACGAAGTTCGAGCTTGTCAACCCGCCGCCGGCTGAAGGATCAGCCCATTTAACGCCGTTTGCAGAGGCACTGTCGGCGACGAGCAACTGCCCGTCTGTGCCGACGCCGAGTCGCTGATGACCCGAACCGTCGTGCGTGAGCAAGTCGCCCTTCGTCGTCAGTGCCCCGAGCTTGGCCAGCGTGACGGCCGCATTAGCGAGCTTCGCTGTCGTGACAGCGAGATCGCGGATCAGCCGAGTGCAAATGTTCGTAACACCCACCGTCGTCCTCCTACTTCACGTAAGCCACACGGATCATGTCGCCCGTCTCCGGGACCGCACCCGCGACGAACGTTACGGTCTTGGCCGCCAGCGTGTAGTCGTTGCCGTCCCCTGTCATCAGCAGCCCGTTCACGAACACCATCAGAGTCCCGGCGACCGGGGCGTCTGTCAGCACGAAGGCGGCGTTCGTGCCGTCAATCGTGCCAGCCGGGGTTTCCTGCACGAAGTCGAGCCGAATCTGTGAGCCGTCATTCCTGAGCGGCAGTGCGACCCGCACGTCGCTCGTGGCCCCACCCGCCCGCATCCGCTGCTGATTGCGGCGGAGGCGATCCAGGGAAGCGGCATTTCGATCCAGGTGTCCCATTACCGCCTCCGCACAATGCCGCAACTCGACAGGCCGAAGTCCACTTTCTCAACCGCGAAGGTTTTTCCGGCGACGGAATTCGACACCTTCAGGAAAAACGTCACGCCGCGAGTGCGGTTCAGCCAGCGACCCTGCCGGCCCGTCGTGGAGATTGTCTTGCTCCGCGTCAGGTAGGGGGCCGCCATCGCCTGCTCCGCACTCTGGCCGGAGAGCACCTGTAGCAGCATGTGCGTATCAGAGGCGGCGTCACTTCCGATCGGCCGGCTCATCACAACGTCGATCCACTCCATGACCGCCTCGACTTCGCCGAGGGTGTACGGCCCGAGAATCGCGTAGCTGGAAACTGTCTCGCCGTCGTCAGTCTTCGCCACATGCGAAAGACCGCGAACGCAGCCGTCCCGGCCGCCGAGCAGGATGCGGCGATCAGTGGCACCATCGCCGTCGTATACCAGCACAGACAGCGGCCCGTGGTTCGCGGGAATCGCGATGGGCCATAGGCTGCAACGGGCGTCTCCGGCCGAGAGCCGCCCGTCGAACCAAAGGGCTGTGCTCGGGCCGCTGGCGTAGGGTGTCACGAAGATGTACGCCCCCTGCCCATCCAAGTCCCACGCCATCAAGACCGCGTTCCGGGTGCGATCGATTCGGCTAAAGAACTCATTCCATTTGTCGTTGCTTAGGCACTCGGGTCGGACGCCGGGGATCATGCGATACAGGCCGCCGGTGCCGACGAAGTACACGACGCCGTTGGGGTCTTTGCACCACGCCGAGGCACCCAGCACACCGACATCAGCGAGAAGGTCGATGCTGCCTCCATCTGCCGGGTCGCCTCGAACGATCCACAATTGGTGATCGCAAGAAATCAGCAGTTGATCGTCCGACAGCGGGATCAGGGCAACAATCGGGTCGCCGATATGGCCTGCCGTGCTGGCATTGCCCTCGAAGGCGGCGGCCGGATCGTTCAAGATCGTGTAGTCGAAGTCCGTATGATGCCCAACGCGACTAAAGAAGAAGCAATGCTCCTCGCCCTCGGGAGCGGCGAGCACGAGCCTGTCCCGGTACATGCATGCGAGCTTGCACCGCGTCGGAAGCACACCCGCCGTCGCGGTCAAGTCACTCAGGGTGTTCGTCTTCAGGTCCAGGACTTTCGTGTTCGTTCCATCGACGATGTACGCCTTCAGCGAAGACGATGCGACGGATACGAAGGGAGCCATGACATCCAACTTGGCAGAGCCCGCCGTGGAAGTCGTCACACTGTTCAGGTCGCCGAGTGCCACGTCCCCGCCGACGCCATACACGATCTTGTTGTCACGTTTCAGCCCTACGACCGAATCGGCAACGTCCATCTCGTAGCCGGCGGCCCAATCGAAATCGACGTAGCCGCTGAGCGTGGTGAACGCGACGCCGAAGGTGTGCTGCGTGAACTCCCAATCGCTGGTGTCGTATTCCGGCCCGGCGGCAGTCGCAGTCTGCACGGAGAAAATCCGCACGTCGTTGATGTAGAAGTGGTGGATACGCTGCTCACTGGTCGCGGTGCCGTCCACCGGGATTGTGTCGATGCGAAGTTTGACCCAGCCCGCCAGTGCGCACACATTCGTAAACAACACCAGCCCGGAATCGGGGTTGCCGAAGATCACACGAACGGTCGTGCGATCCGTGATGGCGAGATGGATCATGCCGGCCAGCCGCGAGTAATCAAGGTACGTCGGCTTGTACCGGGCCGACAGATAGACCGTCGTGCCGGCCGGGGCCGCGTCCATATTCATCCAGACAAAGGCCGTGTGGTCGGCGGGCGTCACGACTTCCTGGACGCCGAGGGCCAGCGATCGGCTCTGGGCATCACCAGGATTTGCGGGGCCGGGCGTGATGCGAAGGAACGCATCGCCATCAGGTCCGCCAGCCACTTCGCTCGGCACGAAGCCAGAGCCAATGCCGATCTGGGCCAAGGCGTCGCCGTAGCCGTTCGCACTCGGCAGCCAAAGGCCGGGCCGAGCCAACGCCCACATGCCGTCGCCCACGTAAATCACCCAGCCGACGAAGTGCTCCGCCCAGACTTCCGGGAGCGGATTCACGATCGACTCCACGGTGCGGCCGTACTGCGGCTGAGAGCCGAGCGTCACCTGCATCATGGCTTTCACGCCGCCAGTCCCGACCGGATCAGCGTACAGCTTCGACGTGCCGGTTCGCTGGCAGAGGCGGAGCCGGCCAGAGCGATCCCACGGCATCACGTTCAGGGCGTCCACCATCGCGTCGGCTGGATGGTCCTCGAAGCCCATCGTCTTGACGACGCCCTTGATCGGGAACTGATACTTGGCGTTTTGCTTTGCCATAAGGAAAGGGGTCGGACTCCCGTTAGGGAGTCCGATCCTGAGTTAGCGGAGACCGTTCCCGCTGGAGTCGTTCTCGTTGTAGCTGACGAGCGTGCTGCGGTAGACAAGCTCCAGATCGTGAACCTGGACTTCCTCGCCGACCGTGTCGTTGTGCCCATCGGTGATGAGCTTGATGTACACGATGTCGTCGCGTTTGAGCCCATAGCCGGACAGGTCGAACTCCACCCACTGCTCCGCCACTGCCAACACCGTCGCCGGCTTATCAGGGTTCTTGTCCGCCGACAGTGCGACACCGGCTTTCTTGACGTAGACTTCCGCGTCAAGCTGCACGTCACCGTCCGTCGCCACGCCGAGCACCGAGGCCAGCACGCGGAGCTTCAGCGAGTCCACCGCCTCGTCGTAGTCGCGGGGCACGACGTACCGGATGTTGCCGATCGTGTCCACGCCATTCTCCACCTGGAGCACCCGAGCGTTCGTCTCGCTCGCGGTGCCGGACAGGTGATTGACGATCGTGTTCAACTGAGCCACGATCGAAGCGATGGCGTTCTCGAACTCCGCCGTGGTCGGGGCGGATCCGGCGGTGTTGGCGATCGTGGTGGAAACCACGCCGCCCGTGTTGTCCTTGATCGCGGACAGGTTCAGAACCGGCCGCAACGTCGCGAGGGAGATACCCTCGTCTTTCTTCAGGAAGCCGCCATCCTCCGCCTTGTCGCCGGTCACAATCTGCTTGATGGCATACAGGAAGTTGTTCAGACTGAACTTCATCTCTCACTCTCCTTGCTTGGGGACTCGGAGATTCGAATCACCCGTTGAGGGTCACACTCGGACGCTGGTAGAGGCGATTGCGGAAATACCGAATCGCCTCCGATGCTTTGACCGGACCCGGATTGCCAAAGTACCCCAGCTTTTTCGGAGCACTCATCGCGTCCACACGATAAGCGTTGGGAAGGGCCACTTCCCGGTAGTATTGCCAGTCCACGCCGAGCGTGTCGTTCTTCTCCTTCTCGGCGACAGCAAGGCACGCGGCCTTGACCGCCTCGTCGAAGCCGAACGGTGCCGGGTGAACGTCAGTCAGGTTGACGAGCGAATCGAAGTGCAGGGTGTACGGAAACTCGACGTGCAGCACTTCGATCGGCTTCGGCCACATGAGCAGCTCCCAACGACGCCGAGGCGTACCCGTCGTCATCGGGCGAACCGCAACCAGGAACGGCGTGCCGGAATGGTCGGTGATGTTCTGCCGCCATTTGCGGATCACGGACTCATCGGTCCAGTCCAGTCCGGTGCCGCGTCGCGTGCCCGCGATGAAGGTGATGTCGCCGCTGTACTGGCCGCCGAAGGTCTGGGGCAGCGTGTAGTTGCCGTCCGTCTCGATGCTCCAGGTCTTGCCGTTCGCCGCAGCGGCGTTGCCAGAGACCTTGATCTGCGTCGCCGACACGTAATCAGAAATGGTGAACGTGCCTGTGTCGGTGAGCACGATCGACTTGAGTTCCATCGACGGATAGAACGACTCACGCACCGCCGTCAGGGTCGTCTTCCCCGTCCCCGCGTCATAGACCGCCGTGATGGTATTTGTCACATCCGCTGGGATCGTGGTCCACAGCGTTACGGTCGCGATCGGACGGAGCCAACGCCAGCCGTTCGGCTGCGGGGCGTCGCTGATGAACATGCGGATCGCGTTGTTCACGATCCGCTTGCACTCATCGAGATCGTGGGCGTCCACCGGCACCTGTGCCGCCTCGTCGCCGTCCGCCCCGTAGTAGGCGATGCCCAGCTTGTGAGCGACTTCGAGGATCAGGTCAGCGAAGGTGAGGGTGCTGGTCGGCTCGGACATGGGGTGCCTTTCACGCAGATAGCCCCCTCCTCCGTGTCAGGAGAAGGGGGCCGGTTTTCTCACGGATTTCGGGGCTTAGCTGCGGACCTGAGCGGCGAACCGCACCCAATCCACGGCGATCGACTGAGCGGCGGCGGCACCCGTCTTGATGCCGACGATCGCACAGTAGTTCTTGCTCTGGTCGATCGTGCCATCAACGATCCGATGGGCGACGGGGGTGCCGTTGACGTACCACGTCAGCTTGTCCCGACCGTCGAAGCGAAGGCCGAGCTTGACTTCGGTATCCCGAGCGACGGCGGCACGCTCGTCGCTGGGGATCGCGGTCGCGTTCGTCACGTCGTTCAGGACATCGACAACAGCGCCCGCGTCCTTGCGGTAGATCGCGTCGAACGCATCGGTGTCGCCGTTGTCGCACACGAACCCGATCAGGGATTTGCCCACGACACCATCGGCACCGGCATTGTCGGCGATCACATCGAGCGTCGCCCCGGCTTCCTCGACAAGCCCGACGAACACGCCCTGATCGCCGATCGCACCGAGTTCAAGGCGGGCCTCGAACCACAGCTTCTTGCCGCTGTTCTTCACGATGGAGCCGAAGGGCTGGCTGAACAGGGCAGCGGCGTCGTTGTCGTCACCGTCCGTCTCGATGTCCAGATAGCCGCCCTGTTCGGCAGCCTTCATCGCGAGCACGGTGTCCGTGTCACAACTGATCTTCAAGCCGCCGCCGAAGCTGCACGTCGTCGCGTCTAGTGCAGTGGCGAGGACGCCCGTGGGGGCACCCAGAAAATCCACATGGGCGAAGTAACCGAGGCCCTTGTCCTGGAGCAGCGTGTTAGGGCAATCGCCCCAGATGCTCGGGGAGGGCTGATTGCTGTCGCCCACCTGCGAAAAACCAATCTGTCCGTAACCCATCTTGTCACTCTCCTCACTT